CCAAGGCATACGTGCTTCCATAGCATTGTCATCGTAGTTCCACGTATTACCATTGTAGCCCCAACGTGCTAGTTCTGTAATGTTCTTGCGCCAACCTGGTGTACCTAACTGTGCATCACCCATATCAGAGCTGTCAAAAGTCTGCACAAAACTGTATGGTTCATTAGCGGTCCACGCACCACCTAGTGATCCGTGTTCACGAGCTGTGATCATAAAATCAAATCCTGACTCTGCACTTTTAATCTTATCAGCCCAACTTAAGATGCTGTAGTTATAGTCAGTTGACTGTATGTCATGCCCTACTAATTGTGTAGGAGCATTTGTTTCATTAAGTAAAAATACTTGATCAGTTTGCCACTCACACGCTGAGTTTTGTACAATCAAAGTCCAGCCGCCACCTAGTGTAGTCATATCGCAATATACTTGGAACGGATCTCCATTGTTAATCGCATCATTCTGTATCCAATATACGCCATCTTCGCTGTCTGGATAGTCTTGTTTAATTTGCCAAGCACTAGTACTATATTCATCTATAGTCTTGCCAGTATGTACGCCCAATGCTTTATTGCGAGAAGTACGTTCTGCTCGTTCACGTGCTTGAACAGCAATCTCGTCGGTGCGTAGTGCGGCTATTAACGCCTGCCTATCTCCTGGACTTAGTGTTTCGTAATATGATAATATAGTTTCTTGATTCACAATTTCTTCCTCGATTTCAACAATGGTATTTTGATCATTTGATGTTTGTGCTATTAGTAAATCACTAGGCGGATGAATCACTAACGTTGATAGTGGACCGTGGCCTTCTGTAAATTCGCAGCCAATGTTTCCGTCATTACTAACTCTAACGATTAAATTAGCCATAGTTGAAGATTGAAAATTTTAATACAAACTAATCAGCTGTTGTACGCCAAACACTAGGGCCGCAACTGCTTGTTGATCCGCGGCAGCTTCTTGTAGTTTGTCTGTACTGATCAAATCAGCTAGAATTTCTTTGGCCTCACTCGGGCTTAGTTGTCCTGCTCCAACTGCTTCGTGTACTTGTAGTGCGTATTGGGCACGTTCAGCGGCCCATGGTTGACCGCTTTGCATTACTTCCATTAATACTTGGCTCATTAGAATCTCCCTTGTACTGAACCTGCTATTATATCAACTTGTTGTTGTATAATCTTTTTCTTTAAGTCACAGTACAATGGACTTACAGGACCTTTGGCTACGCGATCTTGTAGTTCTTTAACTGTGTCGGTGATTGTGCCAGTTAGTTTGGCAATATCACGTGTTGGTTTAGTTTTAGCATAGATGTCAAACCATTCTACATCTCGAGCTAATTGATTAACTTGTGGTGCTAGGTCTGCCTTACAATCAAAGTGTCTAACTTCTAACTGTATGTCTGTGATTGCTTTGGCTTGATTAACGTCCCAACGACTGGGGATCATTTCCATTATACCTGCACAGCCTGTTAAACTTAAAAATGCTACTACTGCTATTAGTCTTTTCATTTTTTGTGTCCCGATTTCATATTAGCCATCCAGTGTGCTAGCTGTGCGGCTCTGCCACTATGGCTCTTGGCAAACTTACGTAGGCTGCTAACGCTACTCTTTGTTGGCACATGATAACGTTTGCTGTCGCCTTTGTCTTGTGGATTCTTTCCGTTGGCAAAGTTTTCGTTAGTGCGATGATACTCACTTGCTTCACCTTCTAAACTAACATGCCAAGCATAAAATTTAGTATGTGGATACTCAGTTTTGAGTTCAACAAAACTTTCTAGATTAGGTACTGCATCATCATACATTATGGCCTTGGTATAATTACCCTTGTTTAATAGGTCACGTATGATGATCTTTTTCTTTTCTTCAGTCTGTATCTTCTGTGTCATGTTTCCAGCACGATATACATGGACTTTACTCATGTCTACACCGTACTTGCGAAATGTATCTAAGAATAATTCTCTGTCATTAAAGTCAGCACGAGCCGTGACCATTACTACCTTGTTACCAGTAGCAATATCATGCTTGAGTTGATTGATCATGGGGATGATAGGTTTGCTGTTTTCAAAGAACTCTCGAGCATCTTTGAAACGGCCAAAGTCGAAATCTTCCCCTGGCTGTAGTTTATAATGTGTAAACTCGTGGCTATTGAGTTCTCTAACTACTTGTCCATCTTTAACTACATGGACTTTAGTTTGCGTGTGTACAAGTGTATCGTCAATATCAAATATGACTAACTTGTTAGGAGCAAACTCAGTTGCTCTCATTTTTTCTTCTTACCAGCACAGTGAGCACGTTGACTAAATCCTTTTGGATTAGAACAATCGATACTATTTTTATATTTCTGTGTCCACTTTTCCTGCATGATAACTTTCTCAGCTGTTTCGATTAGCTGGCGCATTTCTGCAATGCTTTCACAGTTCCAGCGGCGTAAGGCCAATGCCTTAGGAGTGGGCTTACCATTAGGCTTCTTCATTGGACCTTTATTACCCGACATTCTAGCACAGAATGATTTGCGGCGTTTAGCGGCCTTACTACCTTTCTTTAACTTACTAGGTTTAGTAGTAACAGCAGTTTGTAAATGACTACCTGGATGTTCATGACGATAGGCATTGACTGCCTTTTGACTGAGTCCATTAGTCTTGTCGTGGTGATTGACTTTATTCCAATCTTCATTTAATAGTTCATTCATCTTCATAAGGTATTCCTCCTATGCCGCAGCCAAACCTTGCTAGCCCTTCATACAGGGCTATAAGGATTTCTTTTATGGTCGCTATCATCGCCTTCTTTTTGTTCTGGCCAAACAGGATAGTTGCTTGGATTAGTCTGCTGATGCATTAGCACCGCACTTAGCACGTTTAGCATTTGTAAGAGCTCCAAAGTTTACAGGCCATTCTTGCCCCGGCGCAAGTTCTATAGCACCTGCTGGGAAAGCATACTTAACACCAGCTTCTCGCATAATGTCAGCAACAGGCTTACGAAATACTGTTAAGTCATTGCCTAAGTTAACATATGGCTTGGTGTGTGGAAATGCCCATCCAGCGATTTGTTTAGTTTGGTTATTAATAACAATCTTATAGTATCCGTGTGGAACAATAACTCCGTTACCAATTGTAGGATCTCCTGCACCGTAGAATGCACCTACATAGATTGTATATGGTTGGTTAAGTTGTACTGCCCAGCCACGAACTGATGTTTCTAATAGTTTCCAAATGCCGCGATTCAATGATCCGTGTTGTGGATACATGTTGGTCATTAAGAATGATTCATACTCTACTTGTTGTGTCCAACTTAGATCGCCGTCTGGAGCGGCATGTCCTTTGTCGTAGCCTGTACCAACATAGTCAGCTGGTGTTGCACCTGTGCCGCCTAGTGATTGGTCAGCTACGAAAGCATTTGTGCGTGGAAAGCAACCTAATGCGTTTTGCGGTAATAGTGTATATGCTACATAAGCAGGAATCTTTACAGGAGCATCATATGCTACTAGATATGCTTCACGGCAAATAGGAGTTGCTGTACGTGCTGTTTGTGCAAAACCATATGGGCTGTGTATTTGGCAGGCTTGTACTGGGTTAGGAACACGTTGATCCCAAGCGTTTGCTTGTAGGCTGACTGTAGCAATAAAGGCTAGAAGTAGCCCAGTTAATATCTTTTTCACTGTGTAATCCCTTCAAAGTTAATATGCTAATATTTAGCTAATTTTGCATTGAAGGCAATCGATATCCTATTACTATTACTAAGATTAGGATCTACGCTGTGAGAAATCCAGCTGGGAAATCCTATGAGTTTATGTGCTTCTGGCGCTATGCTTATTCTAGAAGTATTAAATGGGCCAAACCCACTACAGGCAAGATCCGGTAGTGCGTATTCTAGTAGTGGAGTAGGATTGGCTAAGTTTATAAAGCCTGCTCCGGGATCAGCTTTAACATAGTAGACGAAACTAAAAAAATATTCCGGATGTAGATGCGATCTATTATTAGGTAATTGCTCTAGCCCGGGTTGATTGATGTTTACCCATGCATTGTCTAATTCAAGCTGATATGGTTTTTGTATAAAATAATGATCGCTGACCTCCTTGATCATTTCTTTTACCTGTTCCACTAGAGGCTGTAGTTTAGAGTCAGTGAGTTCTAGCATGCCGCTTTGCCAGCCACCGGGCTTTGATGCTAATCCGTTTATCAAATCGTAGCAGTATTCTTCTATCGGTTGATTGTCTATTTGTAGAAATTTACTGCATATAGGAGTAGAAAAGGCCGCACTTACTTTAGACAACATGTTATCAACCAAACCAACCTATACGTTTGCCCTGTGCTTTACGTTCATCATATTCTTCTGCGGTTTTAGGATAGGCCATTGCCCACCATGCAACAATGGCCATGAATATACCTGTGCCTACCACTGCTTTCCAATTGTGTGTAGTGAACCACATGATGATTAGGCTACAGTCCATAGTAAGGATCATTAGCCAACGTGCCTTAACTGGGAACACACGTTTTTCTGTCCATCCTCGGAGGAAAGGACCAAAAATCTTATGATTCATTAGCCAGTTGTGCATGCGATCTGAACCACGAGCAAAACAGTAGGCCGCACCTACTGTAGGAGTACTCCATGGTATGCCGGGAGTAATTAGTCCTATATAGGCTACACCTAGGAGTATTACTCCCAAGGTGCACCATAGTATTTTCTTTATTGGATGAATTGTAGCCATTCTTTGTACCTTACGTCTATGCCCTGCTTCTTACGCTTATTTACAAGATCGTAGAAATCAGGCTTGTAAGGTTTGATCTTTGGCTTCCAACCTTTGGTGCTGTCACTCTTGCTGGCATTACATGGTGCGCAGGCAGTTGTACAGTTTTCCCAGGTACTCTTACCACCCTTTGATACAGGCAGTACGTGGTCCAGTGTTGCTTCCCTGCGTTCGACCTTTTCGCCGCAATATTGGCATTCACAGTTGTCTCTTAGGTATACGTTAGATCTACTGAAACGAACGGCAGTTTTTGGTTTCATGTAGTCACGTAACATCATAACACTAGGAACTTGTGTTTCCCAACGGGCTGAATGTACTATCCAGTTGTCGTGATAGAGTAAAACATCGGCCTTGTCTAAGACCATGTATTTGATTGAGTCTTCCCAAGTTAGGGTGCTCAATGGCATGTAGCTAACAGGCAAGCCATCAGCGTTTAGCAGTAAAGTTGCTGCCATTTTGATTACCTCTTTCGATTGTGTTACAGACCCAACCTATGAAGTATATATTATACACTCAATTAATATTTATGCTAATATACTTTGAGCAAATTCTAAACCAGATCGATCTAGGGCATTGCACCATTGATCAGCATTGTCAGTTCCAAAAACCAACTCTGGATCGCTATTAGCCAAGCACCAACTAGTAGCTGTTTGCCACGGAGGATCACCCCGTATTTCTCCCATCAGTTGTCCAGGACCCCAACCACAAACACCTAAAAACAATCTCCAGAACTCTGGTTTATCACCACTGGCTAATCTAGGTAAAATGTCTTCGTCCGAACTGATGCTAAACTTATCACTGATCTGCATAGTGTTACTACTTTGCCAATCATTAGTGTGTAAGAAGCTTAGATTTTTTGTGTTGAGAGGACCGCCTACATAAACGAAACCGGGACTATCGATCGCATAGCCTAGTTGTGCGCCAAACTCACTTACGCTCATTTGACTACGTTTGTTTAGAACTAATCCCATGCTTCCTTGCAGATGATGTTCTGTAATTATTATTACAGTCTTATGCCAGAAATTAGTTTTAACTGCGGGGGGTGCTATTATTAAATTACCTGTTATTTCCATGCAGGTATTTATTAGGCAAAGCGAGCCACTCGATTTTTTACATCGCCTACGGTTATCTTACCGTCACGGTTAACATCGAGTCCTGCATTCTGAGCATATACTTTTCCACTGAATCCAGGAGCATCTTTTTGTCCTAAGACTGTGTGATCAGGATATCCAACATACTTAGGCATAAAGGTTGCCATGTACAAGTCGCCTGCTGATCCGTCTCCCACACCTGTGTACTTGTAAAATTTATAAACGTAGTCTAGTTGTTGAACTGCATCCATCTGACGTAGTTCATCTGTAGTTGTTCCTAACATTCTAGCAGTGTCTGGCATAAACTGTATCAGTCCCGAAGCACCACCAGTCTTGTTTTGTGCGGCTGGATTAACTCCAGATTCTGCTTTCATAACAGCCAACATTGCATTAGAAGTTGTGCCAAGCTGTTGTGCAATCTTTTCTAGTTTCTTTTTAAAGTCTGGATCTTGTATTGTTGATACATCAACTTTTTGTGCATCAACTGAATTAGGACGGGCTAGTACATCTTTATACTTGTTAGCAATCTCTGGAAACTTTTCAGCGGCTCTACGTGTATAAGGACCTAGTCTTCCGTCAAGTCCGTCACCATTAGGTCCAAATGTACCCAAGTCAGCGCCTTTGGCTTTTAATTCTTTTTGCATTGTAAGTACTTGTTGGTCAAATGCTTCGTTGATTATTTTAAATTCGTAAAATCTCATAATTATCTTCTTATGCGCTTGTTGGATCTGTTAGTCTACCGGCCACATACTTTTCCCAGTGTAGGTGTGGTCCTGTTGAGTAGCCTGTAGATCCTACTAGGCCTACTGTTTGTCCAGAACTAACCTTATCGCCTTTGCTTGCATGTATCTGCGACAAATGTAAGAATCTATGTGCAACTCCATTGCCGTCTACTTGTAACCAATTACCTCTAGTGTTGTCGCTACCGACTGCACTTACTACTCCGCTGATTGGACTCTTAACTGGTGTTCCTGTTACAGCCGCAATGTCTAATCCTGGATGTGGTCCTAATGATGTCGGTGCACCAAACTTAGTTGTAATTCTACCGTTAACTGGCATTGATCCGTCACCGTGGTCAACATAACCAATCTCTTGATTGTATTTTTGTACTGCTTGTGGATTTGGTTTAGGTGCATCTTTAGGGCTTAGTCCCTTGGCATAGGCATCCATTGCTGTTTGAGTATACGGTCCAACAATACCATCTACACCGTCGCCTTTAGGACCGTATGGACCTAGGTCATAGCCTAGATCTCTTAGTTTTTCTTGTGTCTTTACAACTTCAGGATCACTAACTGCTTCTAGTAAGGTAAACTCTCTAGCTCTCATATTAGCTCCAGTCAGGTAATGGGCCGCCGTACTTCTTGCCCTTAATCTTGTGTCCGCCTACCTTAACACGACTCTTAGGACTCTTACCAAGTTTGTGTGATTTCTTGCCATCGCGAGCACGTAGGCCTTGTGACTTGCATGATGCTAGATTACTTGCACCTAATTCATCGTCAGGTCTGTTACCCAAACACAATGCTCTAGATGCTTTGCCATGCTCGGCTAAACTACCACCGCAGTTTTCACAAAATTTCTCATCAGTTGATTCGCCAAGTTTCTTAACAATCTTGTATGGATGCCATTCGTGAGGTCCTCGATCATCAGGTTCAATATGTACACCTTTTTCACCAATTCGTGTAACAAACCCGCTACGATATTGATGTCCGCCTGGATAGTTCTTTTCCTTACGTACATCAGCAACCACACGGTCGCCTACTTGCAAATTAGTCTGTGGAGGTGGGCGATCTGGACGTTTAGCTTCAGTAACATGCTTGGCATGTTCTGCATCTAATTCGTGTGGTTTTAATAATTCAATATGACTAATATCCCATCCTGTTGCCTTGTGCAACTGACGTACTTTATTTTGATGATCTGTAAACGATTTTACAGGCTCGTGGCCGCGGGCTGGTCGTGAACCAGGTCGAGCATCGCGTTTTGGGGTTACGCCTAGTGCGGCTTCTAAAATTTCTATTGCTTTCATGGTTATGTATTTATTATTCCTACTGCGCTAGGAATTCAAATACATTAAGCCATTTACGTTTGCCAATAGTTTCTTTTAAATGCGTTAAATCTGCCTTTGTAGCGTGTCTAAAGCGGTTTAGTTCAGCTGTAGGGATCGGCTCAAACTCTATCTTTACCCCTTCTTGTTCAGCTATTTCCTCCGCTATATCTAAAAAGCTGTGTGCTAGTCCTGATCCGCAGTTCCAGATCCCGGACCCATTAACTGTTTTAATAAAATCAATATGAAGACGACAAACATCGCCAACCCAAGTCCAATCACGCCTAACATTTTCTGCATTCTCCCATACTGTTATCTTACCTTCCTTGCGAGCTTGTGTGCGCCATTTTTGTATAGCATTAGCTCGTTTACCACGCAAGTGCATCCATTTTCCATATACATTAAAGTAACGGAATCCTTGTACATAAACTTTAATATCTTGTTTAAAAACCCAACGATCAAACAAATACTTGCTCCAGGCATAAGGAGTCTGTGGGTGACAAGGTGCATACTCACTAAAATCTTTAGTGTCACCGTAGACTGAACTAGAACTAGCATATTGTAAATGTACACCGTGTGTATTACATTCGTTGAATAGCCATTGGCTAAATTCTAGATTCTGTTGCATGATCTTATCGACATCTTGTTCAGTCATGTCGGCAACAGCACCTAAATGGATTACCCAATCATATGCTACTATATCTGGTCGTTCGGTTGGGTGCCACTCGTATCCATCTACTTCCCAACCTTCAGCGGCTAGCCACGAAGTCATATTACGGCCAATGAATCCTTCGTGACCCGTTACAAGGATCTTCATGCAAATATTTACTCAGGTAGAGCTTGTTGGAAATTCCATTCTGGAGCAATTAACTTTAGTCGAAAGTGTCTTTCTTGGATTAGACTTTCAACATATTCTATTAACTGTGACATTGGTACAGTATCATTTAACCATTCTGTTTTCCAATCATCAACGATCCAAATGTTATCTATATACTGTGTTTTAATTGTACGCTCAAGGGCTTTGGCATGTGCTCTTAGTCCGCCGTATATTCGCATGTTAACAATACCGCCCATGTGTGAGCAGTATTGTTTATTGCGTTCGGGAGGAGTTTGCATAATGCCAAACCCTGGACGACCAAAAGGACTTTGTATTAGATAAAGATAGTACATTAGTCTGCCATAGATAAGATATCTTCATCGAAGAACTCGATGAGGCCATCAAACTGATCAAGCAGGGTAGGTGCAACCTTTTCCTTACCGCCAAAGTGCTGATACAGTTGGATTAAGGCGCAGGCATACGCATCATCATCCCAGTTGGCTTGATAACCGTAACGCTTTTCTGTCCAACGGCGATGTGCTTCTGTAACTGACTCTTGGAACTGCGACAAATTCATAAAGCAACTCTGTACCATTGCGGCTAATTCTTCTTTTAGCTTAGGGCTAATTTTAATTTTAGCACTGTCAAACTGACGGCATAGGTCTCGGAAAATAAAGTAAAGACTAACGTGAACGCTTTCGTAATGAAAGTACTGATCGTGCCAGCTACATGCTTCTTCAAGTTCATTATTAGTAAGTGTTTTGAATGTGGCAATGTTAGTAAATGTACCTGGATATTTGGCCAAGTCGCTGTCTGCTTCGACTGGAAAACAATTATGTTTTTCAGCAATGCTGACTTTCTTTTCAAGAGCTACGTCATCTTCATCTGTTTTATCTTTGTCAATACGCACAATGAATACAGAGTTACGAAGTTGTTGGTATGCTGATTGTTTCTTTTTACCTTTGCCGTTTAGGATACCAAATGCACGACGGGCATAGGCGAGGTTGTCTGTTTCAATGTAGGTAAATGGATACTTAAAAGTTTTCCAATCAGTGTGTCCGGGCATAAGTCCGGCATCGATTAGTGCGGCAATGGTGCTGACAGTGTGTTGTGTGTCAATACTAATGAACTTGCCTTTGCTTGTTTTAATACAAACTACAGGTTGAAGTAGTGCTGGATCAAATACTAAGGGATTGGCAATAGTATTAGCACAATGTTTTTCATCTAAGGCACGTTGGATATCTTCATCAATGTCTAAGATACCAAGTTCTTCCATAGATACTTTTGGCAATCGTGTAAGATCAAAAGCCTTGTCCATTGCCGCCCAAAGTTTAGTGGTCTTTTTCCAAGCGGCACTCTTATTAAGAGTATCTACTCGATCTTGTAGACTAACAACTTTACCGGATCCACGCTTAAGAGGATTAATCTTAACCATTGGATTGGGTTTTTTAGTTACGTTTTCGTACTTAAATTTAAAAGTCATTTAATTGCCTTAGTTTGTTACAATAACTAAATTATACAACCAAATGACTTACAAGTCAACTATCGTTCGTCAGGTAATTTGGTAAATCTTGCCAAAAATGCTTCTAGTCTACAGGTGTATTCGTTGCCTGCTTGATTAACATATCGAGCCCAAGGATCAGGTTCCTCGTTAGGGTTCCAAACGGCTACTATGGTAAACTCTTCTTGGCTGTTGGCGCCCTGCCATCTTGAGCCCACTTTAGGTAATACATTACTACGGTCTTCACTTGTGAATGTTGTCATATCATGTTTCCTGGATCTGCTTGTTCAATTTCGTCTAACTTCTCCCACACAAACTTTAATAGGTCCTTGCCAGTTTGCGGGTCCATTGACTGTAGTAGTGTGACTCGGCTCAACAACATGGCAGAAACATTGTGAGGTTCAAAATGTTCTTCGTATTTTAAAATTAGTCTGTCTAATTCGTCTATAAAATCTTCTAGTAACTTATCGTCTGCTGGCATACTTTCCTTAATTTAAAATCATTCTAATCAGTGCTATTGAATCAATTGTGGTCAACAAGACATAGTTAGCCAACATGCCAAATGATTTCCTATCATAAGCGCAGAAAGCATAAAGCAGGCAACCAGTAATCCAAAAAGGATAAAGTAAGTGTAGGGGAGGATTTGGTACAGTACTTGCCATGCCGATTGAGCAAGCGATACTGAGAGCCCATGCAGTGACTTCCATACAGAAGCGCCAAGGTTTAGTTTTGAAATCATCACGAATCCAATCTAGTGTGGGTTTAAAAAGTGTATCAATCATATACTATTTTAGCAAAAAAAATACGGTCAGCCAACTATATTGAATATATACAGAATGAAAATACTTGCTAACGGATGTTCTATGAGTTCTGGATTTGAATGTACAGAACCCGGAGTGCAACATCGAAAAGATTTTGAATACTCATGGCCTAATCAATTGGCCGAGTCATTTAATCTTCCAATCGTAAATTTATCTCATGCTGGTCAAAGCAACAATATGATTTGGGCCAACACCCAAGCAGAGTTACTCAACGGAGATTATGATCCAGAGACTACCTTAGTTGTAATTGGTTGGACCAATTGGAATCGACAAGAGTATGTGCATGACGATTTTATAAACTTCTTTAATCCTTGGTGGCAAGACAGTCAAAGCCCTAGAAAACATCAACCCTGCGTACAAAGTGCATTTCGAGCATGGGTTGGACGAGATCCTGCTAGTGTTATTAATGATCAAGCAAGACTGCTATATTCTGCACAGACCTGGCTACAGTATCACGGCTATCGATATTTTTGGATTAATGCTATGGAAAATCTACAACAACCACAAGCAGATCTAATACTAGATACTCAAAATTACACTCCATGCGATGCAGTATGGAGCAGTCTACAATTAGATGCAAACTATTTTCAAAGTACTAGTCAATTAACCTGGCTTAAAGAACATTGGCCAAAGAATAAGGTGCGACATCCTCAGATCATGTTTAGACAAAATCAACATACCCACTGGGATCAAACTGCACTCAAGGCCTGGGCTGAACACATAAAAGAAAAAGCCCAGACTCAGCTGGGCCTTTAATCAAAGCAAACTCAAATTAGAGTGTGATGCCCATTGCGGCTGCCTTGTAACCCAAAGCAACGATACGACGGCTTGGACGGCCCATTTCGTATGTAGTAACATTAACACCGTTACCAGCTTTGTGGCTGTTAGCGTAGACTGCATAACCAGCGGCACGGATGCGGCTTGCTTCTGCTGAGATGTTCTTGATACCGAAACGCTTTTCAGCTTGTGAAGCTGTTAATTTTTGACCTTCTTTAAGAGCGTTGAATAACTTATAGGTCTTTGTTTCTGGATTGAATAGTTTCATTTGTTTTCCTTATATTATAAGGCCGATTTACATCAGCTTCATAAAGTATAACAAACTAAGGGTTGTAATACAAATTAATTGGTTGAATTAGATTGAGCTAGTTCGCCAATAAACTTTTTACCAGGATAACGCTTTTGGGCACGGGTAATAACATCTTCCATGCTGGCACCTTGAGCAACAAATGTTCCAGCATCTTTGATGTAGGCATAAAATTCAGAACCAACTTTTTCAATGCTCAATTTTACAGCATCGGCTTCAGCAGTCCTAGAGTCTTTTATGTTTTTCAAAACATCAAGTGCTTCTTCATCACTGAGATTTTTAAGTTTACCTGTTAGGTCAAGTGCGGCCTGGATACGCTCAGGATGCTCTTGTATGATGTACAAGAACCATGCCTCGTGCATTTTCCAACCTATTTTGTACGAAATGTAAGCCAGTGCAGTTATAAAAATCCACTGATTTTCAGCTAGGAATTCAAGCATGATATTTCTCCTACGTTAGAGTTATTTAATCAATTCTATATTAATAATCTTAGCTACTCTAGTGCCTACATCTTCGCCACTAGGAATAACATACGTTTGGTTCTCGTGAGAATCTTTGCGAGTATCATAACGACGCACATTAAGAATACGTCCACCCACTGCTGTGCTCAATTCAAATGTAATACGATCTTGCCCTTCGGCTGATCCACGTTCTACCATTGCCATTCCTGTTGCCATTTTATTTATTGCCCTTGATTCTTGATAATCTCTGTCTGATTCGTACTTGTATTTGTTTTCCCACATGTCTCTTACTTTGGTGTATAACCAACGATCAAATAACTTCATTACTCTACTCCATAGGTTTTTCTGATCACTTCAGAAATTGTTGTTGCTGGCACGTTCATCATAGCATAGGTACTAATCAACGAAGAAATATCATTGACCAGTAGCTGACTATAGGTTTCTAACGGAAGCAGATGTATGTCTGCTAGTTCATCTAGCTTGATGCCTGCTTCCTCTGCTAGTTTGGTCAAGTTACTATGCATTATAATAGGGATCACCGTTTAAATACTTTTCATATTCTTGTCTACGGAAAATTTCTAATTTTTCATAGTAGTTACTGATACCATGCACTTCCTCAAGTTCATTAACCTGGTCGACTGTGATCTTGTCACCGTCTTCGACGGGAAATTTTTCACAAAACTCTCCGTAAGACATCTTATCAGATGGTACAGCCAAGTGTGGTGTAAGTCCAGGTATTGCGCCGGCAAACACTGGTTCTGCTGGAACAGATCTAGGTGCAGTACAGCTATCATTCCATAAGTCCTGCGCAGTCTTTTGCCACTCGGCTAGATCCCTAGCGTTCTTTTGAGACTGTTCCCATTCGGCCTTTTCAGCAAGATAGTCTTCTTGACTCAGAGCATGCCAACCAATACACTTGCCTGTTGGGCTACGACCACAACCGCATTTACCAAATTCTTCTACGTTTTCTGTTGCTCTAATTTGCATTATTCATCTCCTTTTAAACATTCAATAGCCTTGAGCACTGCAAACACTACAATAAAGGCCATAGCTATGATAATTATCCCTTCAATAATGACAGTCATAGTTTCATTATCCTTTCAATTTCTCTTTTGGCTTCTGTGAAATCGCCAGACTCAATCCTACGTTCTACCACATCCTCATAACGATTCCACAACTCCTGCATAAACGGATTATGTCCTGCATAAGGTTGTGTCCAACGAATGGTATAAAGATACTTACTGGGGAATTGATCTGGATTCATAAGGCCCTTTCAAAGTTTTCACAAGTATACTATCTTTTATTGATCTCGTCAACAAACTTGAGACAAAACTCAGTCCAACGTCTAGGTGTTACGTGGGCAGTGATCACTACTCGATAACCAAAACTAATAGGATCGGGAATGATCTGAAAAGTTGGGTCTCGCCCATGCTTCATTACCCATTGACCGTGATCCGTTTGCTGCCAGTCATAAATTGGCTGTGCGGCATAGATTTCAGGATCTTCTACATCACCCATGGAAAATGAATGTACGCGATGCTGTTCGTAAACTTCATCGTCATGTAGCATGTACATTTGAGTTGGACGACTGCTGAATCCCAACTGTTTGCTAGTATAATCAACTAGCGATGTGCGAATGTTAGGAAATCTGTTTGCCATATATTAGAGTATCCTCTAACCACTTTTGGCATTCTGACCAATGTCTATAGATGTGTGACTTACCGCCAGCGGCAATCCATTCTTCGCAGTTGCTGGTCCTATCGTCAATCAGTATGTCGCCTGGTTGGCAGTGAACATGTTTGTCATGACTGTATGGTCCTATAAACAAGGGAATACCCGGAAAATGTTCATGTGCCCACCAAACTTTATCCTGCACAGCCCAAGGCATGTCGTTGCCTTTTGGTATAGCTGTTAGGAATCTAACTTCGGTTCCTGGATTGGTATCAGCATAGGCCTTGCACCATGCTACCAATTCGTTAGCGCCTTCGCGCAAGGGCAAGTCTCTATAGAAACGACTATTATCCTTAATGCGTTCCCATTCATCATGTGGTATGCGTTCACCAGTTTTATCCCAACGACGTTTTAGGAACACCTGTGCGGCTTCATGCCAATCTGCAACAACATCATCTATATCTAAATAAATTATCATTCTTCTTCTTTTGTGATTTTTGGAATGCGATCACTCCATTTGAGTATAAACCATTCTCTGTGTGCTTCCTTTTTAAAACTCCACAGATTTTCAGTCATACTCATGCCAACACCCTCTTCTTGGGCCCAGGCAATCATTTCTTCATTAAGCTCAGATGTCAGCTCGCCCTTTTCAAATACTATGCCAGGCAGTTCAAACATGCCCACTTTTACATTCTTCATATCAATAACCAGGTGCTGAATATTCTTTATGCTTTTTATACAAAGCAAAACCGTCTGCACCATACATTGGACAAACCAGATAGTATTCACGCATACCATACTCGTCAGTGTCGCCTACATCACCACAGATGAATGGACGTTCTACACCATAGAGTCTACGCAGTTCTTCTTGCATGCGTTTGTTTTCTTTTATCAGCCGGCTTTCTCCTCGACCCATGCCCATTTCTAAAAGTTCTGTATAGACTTCTAGCAGATCTAGATCGTTAAGTGCTAGTACTTCGTCCAATTCGCGATCCATTACCATGGCGATTTTATCATCCCAATGACGTTTGACTTTTTCAATTATAAGATCTCGCATGTATCCTCCGAACTGTTAGACTATGTATGATAACATACAATCTAGTGATTTTTAAAGTGATTTGGTGGTATCACTGGGCGTCTCTGATAGCATCAAAGATCGTACCATATTCATATACCGCCCAATCATCGTGATTAACATAGGTGTTGGTCTTGTAGCGATAGACAGTGGTCAGCCATTTCCAACGACCGTGTACACGCACAGGATACCAAGCATACCATTGCCGCCAAGGATTGGGCTTGGGTTTAGATTCAGCAACCACCATCCAATTGGCTCCATCATACAGTTCCATTTGATGGGTGTCAGTGTTGTAGCGCATGGAGCCAACTGCTGGATTAATAGGACGTTGGGTTCCCACAATCATGTTTATTTTCTACATAGTTCCAATAGGGTTAGGTACTTCATATAGGCATTCTGTACAATAGGATTTTCAATCCTAATACGTTCGTCTGCTCTGAGCGTTTGAACTAGATCTTCATTGTGTTTGATCTTATGCTCTCGATCTTCATACCAATCTAATATGTCTTCTAATTCTTGTAGACGATCTTTGGGCATGACTACATCAACACAATCAACTTCTTCTACTTTGAACAAGTTGTCTTGATACAACATTTCATCACTGATCTTTACATTCCACATGTTTGTTCTATACAAGTCACGAGGAATCCTGCGTAGCTTTCTATTGCTAGGCAAAACTTGCATTTCATACTTACGAAAAAACTTATCTGTCATGACCACCTCATAACAAACCAATTGGCATCTTCAGCACGTTCAAAGATCCAAACCAAGCCCATGGTTTCGCAGGGTCCTTTGACATTCTGCTCAACCCACTGATCTATCGCTGTACCTTCTTCACCTGTCATTGGGCGTAGAACGACCTTGGTCCAACCTAGGGTGCATAGCATGCCGCAGAGTATTTCAAAATCAATCTCATCTGACATTCTTTTAGCCATATCGTTTAGGACTTGATCCTCTAGTACATTTACTGCGACCATGCCAATACCACCACAGTCCTATCCAGTTCACTGTTGAACCAAAATCTGTTGCCGCCGCGATACCAGCGATGCTCCTTGGGCCAAACTGCTGTGCCTGCCACCCGGGTCATCATACGTCCGCCCGGCCCTAGATTTTCTCCACACCACTGGTCAATGTTGTCTATTAATCTATTGCGATTGCTGAATAGGCCGCCTGATACTTCTAGGCAAAAGTAGTCGTCCTGCTCATAGGAATACAGACCCACAGGATCTACAAGAAACTCTTTGATGTGTGTCAGAGCCATTTAGAACAACAGCCAAACGATCAGCACATAGGTCAAACTGTGTGCCAATTGATCCAGGCCAAACAACAGCCAAAAGCCACTGTCTTTGACAGTCCACCCCTTGCGTTGATTGACAGATACTTTGAACCAATCGATATGATAGTGTATGATAGCATCAACTAGGCCCAGTAGTATGCTGACTTCTGTGTCATGTATAAAACACAACAGGACCACAACAGTTAGAGCGCCATGCTTAAGGCTGTGCTTGATACCCGTCCAGCGGCCGTAGATGCCCTTGCTGGCGATTTCATCATCGCTTTGATTGACAAAGTCCACATACCAGTGCTTGACCAACAGGCCAATTAAGATTAAAAATATAGTATCAAACATTGCGACTCCTTTGATATTTGTACTCTCGTTTCAGCCAGTACTTATACATTTGAAAGTACTCGCTCTGTGAGTATCGAGGTTCATGTACTAGGTCATGCTCGTCACAGTTTTGTAGCCAAATTTCGTGTAGCCAAAGTCGAAATGGTGTAGTTTTATTCCCAGCAGTTGTGTTCATAGTCCAATACCTTGTTAGGGTGTGTTAAAGTTATAGCCCACTACTATGCCCGGTTCCGGCTCATCGTGTTCGGTAAATTTGGCCAAGATATCAAAGTTGGCTTCTGCCCGGGCAATGGCTTCAAATGCTCGAGCCAGTGCAGGATTCTTCTGTACAGCTTCCATACGTTTCATGCTGATAGTACGCTGTGCTTCTACCCATTTGAGCAGGCTCTGAGTGTTGCCGTCTAGTTCTACAGTGGCATAGCTACTGCTGAGATTCATCCAAATATTGCCATCATAGACCTGCATGTCCGATCCCGAAATACGTACCATACCCTGCATGGGGTTATTGTTGTTTTGGCTAACATAGGGTACGCTGGTATTGCCCCCATTTACCGTTAGGCCATTACCGCCCATTAGTCCTTTAATCATTGTTGTTCCTATCTTTGGTTAGTTCTGCTATGAAAAGAAAACGTTCATAGGCTCTGCGCACACTGGGGTTGTCCAGTAGGCGTTCAGCTTCCAGGGTCATGGCCTGGACTGCACTTTCACAGGCCTCGCGAGCACTGGGCCATTCTAGACAGCGAGCTTCTTCTCCAAACTCTCGAACTAGGTTATCCCAGGCGGCTCGTTGGCCCTCTGTTAGGGGTGCTGTTTTGGGACGTAGATCACTGGCTCGCATCAGGGCACGACTGATAGCATCCTCAGCTACCCTACCCGCGGCTATCATGGGAGCATACGCTGGGTCAACACAGTAGCGTGTACTAGAACCCCCGGGGTATATGTTCAATAGGTGTGAGCCCCTGGGCAGGGCATCCATGAGTGTCTGATCGTACTCACTTACGGGCACGTACCTACGTCCCACCTTTTTATAGAATACAGTTCGGTCAGTCATAGAGCCTGTATGCTCCTTGGGTTGGCCATTACACGGGCGCCAATGCGATCATGCACACGATCAAATACTTCGCCCAGACTCTGGGGGCTTAGGGGCAAGTGATAGGTAGTCAGCCAGGTCTTGAGCACACTACATATTGTGGGCTCGTCTGCCTGGGCTAACAGTTGTTCAATCACGGGCACCAGGGCTTGATTTACTTCAAGCTCTGACAGCTTGGTCAGCCGTTGACCCCAGTGATGTGCTATCCACACGGGATCAAAGCGCAGGCTTTCCCAAAATTCATGTTGTTCAGGTGTCATACACAGACCTCGTATACTAGATATAAGACCACAGCCCAAACGACCAGGGTCCAGAACCAATCTTTACGATCTAAGCTCATTCTTCAACTCCAAAATGTTGTGCGATAAACCACCGACTATCACCATCATTACATTGAGCAATACACTCCCGAACAATCAACTCGGCGAATTGTTCTTTGAAGTTATCAAACCACTCTAGGCCTTGTGGAGTACTCCATTCTGCATATTCTTTAGCCTTATCGGCAAGTTCTCTAATTCGTTCGTTCATGCAGTCTCCAATTCTTTAACATGCTTACAAGAGCCTCTAAATGTGAAGCCCGAGCAGGTACAGGTCATCTGATCTAGGTCCACGCGATAGGTCTGGCCCTTGCTACCCTGTACCAATTTAACATTAGACTCCGCTTCTACTGGTGTAGGTGCTGGTGTGCTAAATGGATTGGGTGTAACTGACTCAAACTTACGATAACGCTGATCAAAGTTCTTAATGGGTTTGCTGAAATAAAAGGGTTCACTTTCACCCTGCTTGATATATGCTATGAGAGTAGATCCCTCTAGCAGATAGGTATGATTGGGTGTGGGGGTATCCCATTGGGTTATTTCACGTAGTGCCTGCATATGGCCTGCCTTTCTAGTTGCCTAATTAGTAGTAATTATACAGCAGATCAGCCGGCTAGTCAAGAGCCTTTTGGGCTGACGGCTAATTCCTAACCCGCAAAGCGGTAGCGAAAAATTTTTTGAGCAGGGGTAGTCATAGCCCAAAACCACACTCAAAAGCTAGTTCAACAAGTACGTACAAGCCAACAGCAGCCTGTCGTCTTGTACTTGACACCTCGACTAAAAGATCATATACTCAGCTGATGCGATGGTTAACTCTACTGTTATGTCTAACACAATGCTCCTGTGCAGTATACACAGTGGCATCAACAGCCACCTGGGTAGCCACGGATAAGACCATTACGGATCATGCTGTAACCTCTGTGGTGCCCAATGGTGATTGTAGGACTAGTAACCTAGTAACGGGTAAGTACTATTGTGAAGTGCGCGATATAAGTAGGACATATAACAGAAATGGCATATAAACCGAGTAAAACAGCTCGATTACACCTAGTAGTATATGGTATCTTATTGTTATTGGGTTCAGCAGAAGCACTACTGTTATGGGCTATATATCGCATGAGTTAACAGACTCCTAGCACACAACCATATGGAGCAAGACGAATATGGATGCTAAACGATTAATAGAACAGTTATTAGAACACTCGGGTAAACTACACCCTAACTACTCACAAGATCAACATCTAGCATGGTGTATGGGTTTCCTAGCTAGTATAGCAGTAGAAAAGAACCATATGGATAATGTCATATGGACACGAATCAAGAATCGTATTAATCAACTGTACAGTGACAGTGATAACTAGTGTGCAGGTACGCAGAGCATACCAACACCACGTGTGTTAGCTATGCACCAAACAGCATGTGGAGCAAAATAACTATCCAATAACGTGTCAACTGTCCACATATAGGCATAGACTAGTTCGAACGCTAGTATACTGTAGAATAAAGTAGACAATAGTCTATACATGCTAGGCCCCGCTGTTAGTGTTATAGGATATAGTCATCTTTGGGTCGGGGAACTAATTGACTGTCTATGAGATGGGCAAATGACAGTCGATCTTCCCTTATATAGAATCTAGTAGGACCTGCTCGCCCTGCACTGACCCACTCTGCACACAGCCATAATTGTTCTTTAGTTGACTCATCCGCCCATGAGTCGTACGCTCTTATATACATAGGTTCGCTCCCGATATACACTAGTATATAGCTCAAACTGTGAGTATACTAGGCCCCGCTGTAGGCCTAGAGATAGGGCAGAGTTTAGAGGAGGTCCTAGCCTAGTGTGTGACTAGTAGGCCCCGCTGTAGGGGTGTTTAGAGTAACCATTTTAACTATGCCTCTCTGCCCCACCATTCAAAATTCTGCTGGCCAGCGTGATCCTAGGGTGGCATCCACTCTAAAGCCACAGTAGACCAGATCTGTCACACTTTATCACACAATTCAACACTTTTCTGCACTTTTTCAAGATCTTGGCCCCTACAGTGACATCACTGTGCATGGTGGGGTGATCTATTTCACACTAGATCACACGGATTCACATTTAGATCTGGAATGACCGAGTAAATTCACTGTATATCTACGGTAAGAATAGTGCTAACCACTAAGTACTATATACGACCGGGAGAACGCTATGCCTAATGTTAGTCAAGCTCAGTTAAACTTTACCACTCATCACGCACTGATAAGGGTTGATGAATCTGGTGGTATATTTGTATATAAGCACAATGGACACGGCTGTGATTGGGAGTTCTTCACTGATCAATATGCGGCCGCTGAGTATATAATAGAAAATCTGCCACTAGTACACTATCGTATACAGTTTCCTGGGGAAGATTGAGCTCTAGAATGATTTTAACATCACTCAGCTCAAAAGTCAAACCAAAATTTCTCGTTAAGAATCGGTCTTATTTAGAATCTAGTTAGTTGGCACACACTAACTTAGAAATGGCAGGCACTCTCCACGTCCACCCCCGGATTGCCCGTTCGAACGCATGTCTTATCACTGGGGCAGTTTCGCTCTCTCAGCGTCCATATTATACTGCCAAAATTCATATGTGTCAATTCACTTTCAAAACGTCTGTGTTCTATCTGCCACAGTTGACACTTGTATAGATCCCTAGTATAATAGTGGCTAGTAAGGAGGAGCGCAGATGACTGAAGCAGACTATCAAAAACTAGAAGCCTTGGCTACCCTAGAGGATGCCATTGCCCGTATCTATAACATTGAAGGCGATCGTTGGCAGATGGCCTATGATACCCTGGAAGCTGTCCTGGGTAATCTAGCCATAGAGCGGCCCCGTGGTTGACAGGATCGCTGATCCCGTGTATACTAGAGGCTAGTTAATTAATAAGGAGCGAACTTATGTTTAAATTACTATCAACAGCAAACCCTAAGATCCAAAAGGGTACCAAGATGGGCTATCTCAGCTTCATCCTGCATCTTGCTCCAGCGGACTTGTCGGGTAAGGAGACTTGCCCCAAGCGGACAGCAGGTTGTACAGCGGCCTGCCTAAATACAGCAGGGCGTGGTGGCATGTTTAAACGGGGTGAGACGACCAATGCTATCCAGAAGGCACGTATACGCAAGACTGAGTATTTCTTCCGCGATCGTGATGCTTTCATGCTGGATTTGGCCTACGACATACAAAAGGCCATTCGTTTTGCGGCCAAGCAGGGTTTGACGCCCGTGTTCCGCTTGAATGGTACTAGTGACTTATCCTGGGAGAAGTACGAAGTACCCGTGTTCTGCACTCGTAACATCTTTGAATTGTTCCCTACAGTACAGTTCTACGACTATACCAAAGTACTTGGACGCAAGGTTGCTGACATTCCTAACTATCACCTAACGTTCAGCAAGGCAGATGGCAACGATAGCGATGTGGCTGAAGCACTACTACAGGGCATGAGCGTGGTGGCAGTCTACGACCAAATCCCAGAGGGTGTACCCAGTGCAGACGAAACTGATCTGCGCTTCCTAGACCCTAAGGGCATCATGTTAGGGCTTAAGGCCAAGGGCCGTGCTAAGAAGGACTACAGCGGATTCGTGATCCGTATCAAGGAGGCAGCATGACACGTACAGAGATAGACAATAGTCTACAGTGGGCGGGCACTGCCTCGCTCATGACCATGTATGTGATCATGAGCTTCTTTCCCGAACTACACCCCTGGAACCTAGTGGCTGGTTGCCTGGGCGGAGTACTGTATTTCGCTTGGACTCTACGTGTGGCAAATAAGCCACAGATGATAGTCAACGCCATGGGTATAACCATTACCCTACTAGGCTTATACAAGGCCTGGGGTTGACTAGAACCAGCTTTGAGCATACAATATACACTTACTAACAAGGAGCGGATATGAACATATCAACCATTGAGCAGTATGTAGAGCAAAAAAATGAATGGCGTAAGATGTTTAACCAAAAAGTGTTAAGCCTGCTCAACGCCGCGGATCGTCAGACCATTGCTTTCAGCATTGACGCAGACCTTAGCCCAGAGAACCTTACCTGCGATGGCGAACTGCCTCGCTCACAGGTGCAGGCTCGTTACAAGATGCTGACCCGTGCGGCACAGGAGTTGGCCAGCATTGATCCCAATGTGGTATTCTACGAGTTCAATTAACCAGGCGTGGCCCCGCTGTTAAGCAAGGTTGACGGCGGTGGCTTTTGGTTGTATACTATAGGCTAGACAGTTAGACAAAGGAGCGAATGATGTACACCGTAGAACTTTATAAACGAGATGCCCGTAAGAAGTCGGGCGAGCGTCTGTATAGTAAGACAGACTATGACACGGATAACCTCAGCATGTTAGAGCACACGGTCAAGCATACCTATCGTGCCAGCCAGGGATTCCGCTATGAGATCCACGAGACCTATGTTAAGAAGCATAACCTAATGGGTGGGGGCGAGTTCACAGAACGCTATGACACTCCCCACTACTGTTCACCAGCATCAGAATCTTATTGGAGCATGTAATATGGATATCAAACAAGTAAACTCAGCTATCATGTTTGGTGATTGGACGGACGTAGAGCTCCGTAGCATGATCGATGCGGTCAAATGGAACCGTAGCCGATTGTCAGACCGTACCAAGGCTGCGATCTGTGTAGGCGACAATGTAGAGTTCCTGTCCACTAAGACCGGGCGCTTGACCCGTGGCTTTGTAACCAAGAAGGCCATCAAGTATGTCACAGTTGACACGGGCATGGGCTTGTGGAAGGTGCCAGCCAGCATGCTCACAGTGGTTGATAAAGAGCTGGCCTAGTGGTTGACAGGGCACCCAAAGCCCTGTATAATTATGGCTTACGTGATAGGAGCGAACTATGGCAAGAGTGGACGGGCAAGTGGTCAACATCGGGGACTGGGTCAGCTTCAAGAGCGACTATGAGCAGTGTGGCAAAATTGTCAAAATCAACGGCGATCGGTTGACCCTATTCAGAGACAATGAGGGCTTTGGGGGCGACTACATTGGGGGTGAAAACTACACCATTGAGTTGGCCAGCGATTGTTGGATTGAATAGGTTGACAGGTCCGGCCCAAACTAGTATAATATAGACATACAGTAAACGATTAGGAGCGAACTATGAAATTACATATCACTACGCAATACATGGAGAACTACGGTGCCCACGATTGGGACGGTACTGGTGAGTGCCCTCAGTACTGGAAGTTCAAGGGTGGCGAGGACTACTTCTACCCATTGGGTTCAGCAGGCCGCTCAGCAGAGGCCATCGAGGAGTTGGTACACCACTTCCGTAAGGACATCGAGTGGGACGACATCGGTAGCCGTCAGTATATCGTAGGCTACGGTGTAGTGGCTGACGACTTCATGACTCCGTTTGAGAAGAGCCAGTTGGAGTACGAAGGTAGCATTACCTACCCTGCACGGGTCCTTACAATCGAAGAAGATGTTTACTACGGAGCCTGATATGATTACGATGGAAACTAGACAGAACTACGATCAGCGTCACGGCGGCCCATTTGATCGTGGATCCGCTGACTCGTGGTATGGCCGTCCTAGAGACCCACACTTCTATACAGGCGACACTGGCACTAGCCAACGGGTAACTGAGCTTACACCCGCTGAGGTACAGGCCTACTTGGCGGGCTATCAGTGGAACGAGCAGTTCGGCGGTAAGAAGGATTACGATTAAGCTCTAGTCCCCAGCCACTGGGCCCTGCAACTCGCCTGGGTTCCTCGCTGGGGCTTTTTCACGATCAGCCTATAGAACCGACAGGTACCCTCGACGTCCACCCCCCTCTGTTCGACTATCATAGTATACGATCTTGGGCCCAAAGTGTCAACCCCAGGGGCAGAGGTGTGGCTAAAATACAACATCATTTTGGCTTGACATTTTGGCTAGTGTGCGCTATAATAAGTTTTTTACAGCAAACAGGAGCCTACAATGCAATATTTTACTGTGTATCTGCGCTACGATAACGTAGAAGATTTGTGTGCTGTTAATGCTACTAGCGCAGAGGAAGCTATTGCTAAAGCGCAAGCATACTACAATGCACACGCAGAATTTTTAGACACTACTGTAACAGTTTATAAAGCAGTAGCAAGTTGACATTTTGGACTAAGTGCAGTATAATTAACACTTACACACACAGGAGCACACATGTTTACAAATTGCATAGCCCGCGCTAAGTTAAACTACAACAAAAAATTAAAAACATATAAACTGCTAGTAGCATTTATTAATAACGGAGACAGCATTACGCAACGCAATGCAAGTTTTATTAGCGGAGATTTGTGCGCAGAAACTATACAAAAAGACTTAGTGCGTGTGCTACAAACAGCACAGCAAACTCTGCGCACTAACAACATACAATTACTAGACTAAACTAGTAAACTAATACATAGCGCATTTGACTTTTTGGGCTAAGTGCGCTATAATTAGTTTTTTAAGGAGCGCAAAATGGGACAGTACGCAAACACAGTTAACGCATACGCAGAAGACGAAGCACGAGCACGAGTTTACAAAACGCAAAGACGTTTGCAAAGTTGGGGACAAACAAGTTACATGTTAAATGTAACTACTAACAAGTTCCGCAACGACATAGAAAAAAAAGCAGTTAAATTAATTGCTAAGATGGAACTTGAAAAACTTGCGCAAATGCAAAAAGAGATTGCACAGTTAAAAGCAAAACATAGCATTACAGACTAAAGGGTTAATACATAGCGCACTTGACATTTTGGACTAAGTGCGCTATAATTAGTTTTTTAGCAGTAAGGAGCAGTATGTTGTTTAACACAAAGCAAATACGTGCATTA